AGGTGTTGATACAACCATGTGTCTTGATGCAGTTGGTGCACCAGATATAATTGTTGCTCTTGTTTCTGTTGCATTTGATAAACCAGAGTCCCATTCAAATACTGCACCATCATGAATTAAACAAATAGCTTTGTCACCAAAATTATCTAGTGACCACATACCAGGTTCTAATACTAAGTCACCTGATGCTGCTTCACCCCACGCAACAAAGTCTGTTGTATTAGTTACAGTTGCACCATCACTATGTGCAGCTCTTGTTGTTCCTCTAACCGCTCTTGTGATACCTGTTAATGTAGTTCCACCTGTAACTCCTGTATAAGATATTTCTTCTGTTCCTACTTTTATAAAGTTTGTGCCTGTGCTAGGAAATTGTGTAGCGTCTGCTAAAACAATAGATGTCCCAGAACCACCTGTTCCAAATGCATTATCACCTAAAGCACCATTCAAAGTTGTGGTTACAGCAGATGATGCCTCTCCACCCCAAGACCCTAGTCCCCAACCAAAACCTTTTTCTTGTACGGCTGAACCCACAGTATAGTAGTGTTGAACTCTAATACCACCAGATGTAGTTGCGCCAGATCCAGTTTCGTTTGATGGCATAGTGATTGTAATAGTTGTAGTCGTTGGGACAGATGTCACCATAAATTTTTTATTATCAAAATCACTAGCTCCAAAGTTAGATCCTGTGATTGTAGTAAAATTATCTAATAAAATTATATCTTGAGGGTTAATACCATGACCAGATGAGAAAGTTATTGTAACGGTCGGTGATCCGTTAGTCGTGGTAAATGCACTCGTAAGCGTTGTTGTAGATTTAATAGGATGTATGTCATAAAACACACCACCTGAATATGCGTATAAAATTCTGTTTGTTCCAATAATTGCGTATCTTCTACCTAAACTATTAACATAATGATGAAGTCCACGACCAGCACCAGTTAATTCGTTTTCATTAACGTTACCTAATTGATTCCAACCACCTATTTTTTCAGGTGTCCCATATCTAAATCTAACATTATCACAGTCCACCCACTGTGATTCTGCTCCAGTTTCTGAGACTTGTTTATTTATACCGGGGGCAAAACCTATTTTTTGTAGCATAATTTACCACTATATAAGATTTTTTACATTTTTGTAGTGTTATATTAGAACCAAAAATCTGCTGATAAGCAATATCTTTTTTGTGTATTGTTATTAACACCTGGAATGTGTGGTAAATTTGACGGAAAGATAAACCAACAATAAGGTTCTTTTGGTAGTAAAAACTCCTTGTTATCACATATAAATTTTGTGTGTGAGGATTTTTCAGGTATGTTAAGATATAATATACCAGATAAAGCATAAGCTCTATTTGGATTATGGACATGATACACGTCAGTTTTTTTAACACATTTATTATTTGTTACGTGAACCCAACTTGATATTTTATACTCATTAGGTAGATAATTCAAATATTGTTTACACCCTTGAACAAATGATTTTAATAACACTGTGTCTTTTATATCAAACCATTTTTGATAACTTGGTTTACTAGGATCTTTCATAAAAGGTAATTTATCTATTTGTTTTATAAAACTATCAGCCTTTTTTTTATTTACACAAGTTGGCATTTTATAAATGCCTAAAAATATATGTTCAAAACTATTAGACAAATTTAGGACCTTTTACAAAGATAGCTATTGAATTTCTAGAGCCTTTAATAATTGGATCTACTTTATGATTTATGTAAGACCTAAACATTAAAACGCTACCTGGATTGTCCAATGTTTCTATATGTTTAGGACCATTATCAAAAAGATAAAATTTACCACCCTTATATTTATTTAAAGATGTGTTAATAATTATAGTAAACTTAATATCAAAAACATGACTTTTTGATCCATCAGAATGCCAGTCATACTGTCCATTGTTTTCTTCAAAATATGAATTTATATTTATGTGATCAAAATCGTTTAAATCATATAATACATAACCAAATTTTTCTGCATTAGTTAATTTAATTTTTTCATATAAGTCATTTAATTTACTCTTAATATTTCTCCATTCACAAAATTTAACAATAGAAGTCTTAGTCGTATTAGCTGGTCTATCAATACTTTTAACTAAATTATTATCGCAAATTTTTTTTATTTCTTTTAAATCTTTCGTATTAAAAAATTTATTCCAATACCAATAGGTATATTTACTTTCCATTATTTTTAAACCATCCAGGTAAACCTATATGCAGTCTTCCATCAAACATATTTTTTTGTGCTCCTTTTGTTTTTACATTGTTATAGTGTAAAAATACTTGAACACATTCATCTCCTTCAAAGGGTTCTCTCCAGTGTTCTAATTCACATCCTAAATAAATTAACATATCCCCTGGTTTTAAATTAACCTTAACCCCTTTTTTATTTTCTTTACCAGAAGGTTCAACATATATAGGCCAATTGTCTCCACCTAAATTTAAAGTGGTTGATATTTCACAACTAAATCTATCTTTGTGTCTTTTTAAAATATCACCTTTTTTATAAACTCTTGCATAAGTGTATGCAGGAGTTAATTTTAATTTTGTTTTTTGTTCCATGATTGGTTGTATTTTTAACATTAAAGTGTCCATTGCTATGTCTCCATAAGTGGAGTATGTGTTAGCAACTTGATCTTTATCTGTTTCATATTTACCTAACACTTCTTCAAATGGAGAAATGTATCTATTTTTTATGCAAGTATCATAAACTTGTTTTTTAACCCTTAAATAATTATAACAAAAATCAGATAAGTCCTTATCAATTACTTTTTTTATTACGATGTATTTATTTTTTATTAAACTCATTTTTGTAAAACCTCTGATGGCACAGCTTGAATATTAAAGTGTATAAATCTAAAAGGTTTAATACCATGGTCTAAAACAAACTCGTGTTCTAAGTATCCTGGAAAAAGTAATAGAGATCCAGGCATAGGTTTAAAATTTATTAAATCATCATTTTGATAAATTTGTTCACGAGTATGTGGTCTTGATTCTAGTTTTGTTGCTCTGGCTCCAGTTCTTGGATCATAAAAAATTGGGTAAGAAGTTTCAGGTCCACACTTTAAAAAATAAAATCCAGATATATGTTGATTACCGTGTATGTGTGCAGAGTGATGTCCTCCTTTTTTACCAAACTCTTGAACCCATAACTCTGTCATTACATAAATATATTTATTAGTATCTACACCTTGGTCATATAAATAATTAACAGACATGTTTCCAACGTAATCTCTAAAAGAAAAAAATTGTTCTTCTTTTACTAAATTTTTAGAGTGATATGAAATTCCAAACTCACCATATTTTTTTCTATATTTTTTATTTTTATCAAATTGTTTAGCCTCTTTTATATATTTATTAGAGACTTTGTTTAAATCTTTTACAAACTCTGGTTTTTGACCATGCCAAATGCGTGTTGAAAAACAATCTAACTTTTCCATTTTATTTAAAAGGCTGTCCTAAACTCCAAACAACTAAACTATACCTTGTTCCTTTCCTAACTGGTTTTACTCTATGCCATACAAAAGATGGAAATACAACTATAGATCCCTGTGATAAAATCTCAGTGCATTTTATAGTTTCTTTTGGATTGTCGTGATTTCTAAATTGAAACTCAAGTTCTCCACCAGTATACTCTGAGCCATCTGTTAATTGACAAGTCATGGAAAGTTTTCTTATTTTACCATGTTCTGGTTCATTGGGTCTATTATAAGGTTTACTCCAACTATCACAATGCCAATCATAATATTGATTTAATTTATATTTTGTAAACTGACAAGGTTCAGATCTACTCCATTCAAAATCCCACCCAGCATTTTCATTAGCTCTTTGAACATAAGGTAAAATTTCTTTATAAATCCACGAATCGTTTAACCAAGAAACATTTGAATCTCTTTTTTTCTTTAAATCTTTTATTTCTTTTTTTGTTAAAGATCTATTTTTTATATCTCCTAACGCCCCTGTAACAGCTAAATTTTCTTTTTGGGCAAGACCATGTTGAATTACCTCCTCACAAAAACGAGGTGTTAAAGCTGATTTAAAATACCAATAATAATTATGCAAGTTCATAAGTTACCGTTAGAATAGAGTTTAATTGTTGAGAAGTGTTTTTTGTGATGTGATATCTTTGAGTTGAGGGAAACATTACAAAATCATTATTGTTTAGAGGTATAACCCAAGATCTACCTTTCCTTCTATTATCATCATATTCTATATAAACATTGCAAGAATCTTTAGCAACATTAACACCGTATAGCATTACATAATCAGGAGAGTGTTTTAAATCTACTGGGTTTACTTGCAAAAAAGATTCTGATTGTTGTCCAGGGAAATAAACATCACTTAAAACATCTTTTTCAACAATTATTAAATTGTGTTTTAGTTGTGCAAATTCTTTAATATAAGTTACAATCTTATCCCATTCTCTAGTAAACGGAACCCCTTTTAAATTTTTTGTTTGATGTTTTAATATATTGTGAAAAATATTTTCTCTATCTATTTCAAAAAATTCTGGCATATCAATTGAGCCATAATATAAATCAATTTGAGATAATATTTTTTTATTAATCATTTTTAAAACCCTCCATTAAACAATTCCAAGATTTAAGATAGAAGGGCCAAGTAAAATACAAAGCTTCTTTGTTTATTGCTATTTGAGAAAGAGTGTCTTTCCATTCCATATTTTTAGTTATATCTAAATGTTCATTACTTAAATGTTTAACTTTTTTCCAAAAATCGGTTTGATAAATTGAACCATTAGAATACACATAACAAATAAAATTTTCATACTGCTTTGCTTTTAAATTTAAAATATCGTTAACACCTTCCTCTGTCATTGTATTGTTTATATAATCATAAAAAAATCTATTAACATTATCATAGTAACCACCTGACAAAGCCTCCATAGGTTCATAAAATATAGCCCTGTTACCATTTCTAATTACTCTATGATTTAAAAATTTTTTTGCTCTATATGCTTTAAATTTAAAATCTCGTAAATCTTTTTTCTCTAAGTTTGATTTAAATATTTTATTAATATCTTTAACAGCTTCTTCTTCAGTAGTAATTTTATCATTAAATAGGTAACCCCAACCTTGTCTAGTTGTTAAAGGTATACCAAACATCCAACCATTTTCGTGTGCTTGATGATATGTATAAGCCCAATCCCCAGGTTTTTTAATCATGTTTACAAAACAACGATTCAAAAGAAGAGGTTTACAAATATGATAATCTGAATAATCTTCAGGATATCCTCGACAATCAATTACGTAATCGTATGTTTTACTATTTTTATCAAATAAAACTTTTACATTTTTTTCTGTCTGTTGATAATTTTTTACATTTTCGTGAATAACTTTAAATCTTTTTCCGTATTTATTCTTTGCTCTTTCAAACATTGAGTTTGACAAATTAAAATTATTAAAATGCATAGCGTATTGATTAGGTAATATTGGGCTTATGAAATCATGTTTTCTCCAATTTTTATACAACACTCCAAATTTAATTGTTGAGTCTAATTCTTTAGAATCACCAAATGTATTATACTCAACACTCTCCCACAATAATTGTGGTAATTGAGTGTTACTGCTTTCCCCAATACCAAGAATATCTTTTTTAGGATTAAAAATACAATCTACTTTTGCATCTGGCATGTATCTTAAAAAATGTAACACTGACATTACACCAACTGTGCCCGTACCAAGAACTGCTATATTCATTTTTCTTCTTTCATTTTAAAAGAAGCATATCAATATTTATTATAAATTCAAGTTTTTTATTGTTTTGAGTAACTTACGAAATCCCAACCTGTATTATTGTCAGCTTGATAGGCATCTTCGTTCCACACATAAGTATGCGTATGTGTTCCTGCATCCACTTGCGATTGTTGTTCTGATGTTAAAGAAGGTTTTGTAACAGGTGGATCCCATGCTGCTGTTGAATTATTTTTTGTCCAACTAGCATGTGGTTGAGGTGCCCAAAATATTTGATTAACAGAATCCCATGTTCCTCCTAAACTAGCAAAATTACCTCTAAACGGAGTGCCTCCGTTGTTATGTTTATTTTCATACGTCCAATAAGAAGTTTTAATCCATAAATGTGCAGGCCAATTATTATTAGCCTCTAAAAATGCTTGACCAAGTGATTCTTGTTCATCTCCGTTTTCGTCTTGACAGTCTTTGTTGTCAACAACCACAACGGCTAAAATTTCATTCTCTTCTGATATTTTTGCAAAGTGTGCCATATTAATTATGCAGCAGCAGTTTTATAAGCTATTAAAACTAAACCGCTTCCTCCATTTCCATTTCTACAACCAGCATCGATTTCTCCACCTCCGCCACCACCAGAGTTTGTAACTCCTGAAGCGTTAGCTATAGATCCCGATCCTCCAGTTGGAGCATTTCCATCTCCTCCACCGCCATTTCCTCCGCCTGAGTTAGTAGAAGCTTGTTGTTGGTTGTCTCCTCCGCCACCTCCAGCAAAAAAATTAGTCGCTCCTGCTGGTGAAACAGGGCATCTTGGTTGATTATTTATATTGTAAGGTTGTCCAGTTCCAAAAATAGGTGTGTGTGCATCTCTTCCAGCGCCACCAATTGATCTTGCAGGTGAATTACCTGGTGACCCTGCGCCACCGCCTGCTCCCATATTATTAAATCCTCCTGGAGGGCCACCATGATTTGCTGATCCACCAGGGTTTCCTTGTGAAGGAGATACTGGAGGAGTATTTCCTGATCCTCCGCCTCCTGTCGCTGGAGACCCGCCGCCTCCTCCACCAGATCCGCCGTTTCCACCGGCTAATCCAGATCCTGGGCCAAACGCTCTTCCTAATCCACCTCCTGCTGAGGAGATTGATAGTGCAGAAGATGCAGAACCATTACTTCCATGTGGACCCGTTCCTGGGCTTTGATTAGCAGTTCCACCAGCTCCAATAACTACTGGGTAATCTTGGGCACTAGCAGTAACAGCGCTTGAATCAATAGATGTTCTATATCCGCCCGCGCCTCCGCCAGCTCCCGATCCGCTTCCTCCTCCGCCAATAACCAAATATTGTAAATCATTGTCGTCATCACCAGTAGCGTTAACGGTAAAAGTACCATTACTTGTAAATACATGCACTTTGTAATTTCCTACATCAACTGTGCTATTACCACCAGAAGCACAAATACCTGAAAAACCTGCACCACCAGAACCAAAACCTAATATTTGATAACCAAAACCTCTTAATGCAGGTCCTTTAGGTTTTTTAGGTTGTTTAACTGGAAAAGTTCCTAGTTTAAAGTCTCTCATGTATTCCTCCTATTATGCGTCGTTAGCAGCATCAGTAGTAAAGAATAATTTAATACCTAATAGTTTTGCATCGGCATCTAAATCATCTGCTGATACATCTCTTGTTATTTGGAAGTAAACTTCTTCATCTGTGCTAGGAGATCCCGCTATTGTAATCGCTCCACTTTCTGCTGTAACGTCTAAATCGTTTGCTGTACCACTATGTGCTTTTGCTGTTGGTGCTACACCTGTTCCAAAAGCAGTGTTGATACTATCATTATCTGCAATAGCTACACCTGCTAATGACCATGATACAGTTCCTGTATCTGTTGAATCTGCTGTAAAAAATGCTTGAAAAGTTACTGTGCCTTCGTTCCATGATTTGGGAAAAGCAACTGCAAACTGAGCGCTTTCATCAGAAGATTTATCAAAATCTAAAGTTTTAATTTCAGGTCCATTTGATAATTCTACTTGTGCTAAAGCTGCACAACCATTTGTAGTGTTAGGATACATAGCAACTGCCGGTACCCAAATAGTTTCTTTACCTGCAACTTTTACTGCTGAACCACCGGCTTGAACAACACCATTACCATTTGGTGCTATGTTAATGTTTCCATCTGCACCATCAGTAATTGTAATACTTCCAGAGTTTGTTCCAGAGTTCGTATCTAATACAAGATCATGTGTACCACTTGTTGTAATGGCAGCAGCTGCTGATCCTGTTCCAAAAACAGTTTCTCCAGATCCTTTTGGAGCTATATTAATATTTACGTTAGAGTCACTACTTCCTGTTGCTGAAATAGTTGGAGCGCTTCCGTTAGCTGCGTTTGCTATTGTTAATTCATTAGTCGCTGAACCTGTAGCTGTTACTTTAATTAATTCATTACCGTTAGTATCTAAAATAGAAGTTCCAATTTTAGGTGAAGTTAAAGTTTTATTTGTTAAAGTTTGTGTTCCAGTAAGCGTTACATCACCCATTCCAATATCAATAATATCTGGGTTTGTTCCATCGTTAGCTGATGCAAATACTATTTTAGTTCCTTTGTCTGTAGTTGCAAAAGTGAATGAATCTCCAGATCCAGAAACATATTTAAATTGTACTGTGTATGCACCAGAAGTTGAATTTTTTAAAAAATAAAAAGTTTGAACATCTAAAGGTATGGTTACAACCTGATTACCTGTAATTGTTCCTGTAAATTCTATCATTCTGTGTGCAAGAGTTGCACCAGTTGATCCGTCTGAAACTGATAAAGTTGTTGTTTGTGCACCACCAGCGATTGATTGCTGAGTAAATCCACCTGCTATTTGTTCTAAAATTTGTAAGTTTGTGTTAGTTTTCGTCCCCCATGTTCCGGCGTTTTCACCAGTTGCTTGAAGTTCGACTCCTAGTCCCGTATATGTTGATGCCATATTTTATCTCCTATGCAGCGTCACTATAACTTGTATTTGATCCAGTTGCAACATCTGTATACGAAGAATTTGAACCTGTGTCAACATCAGAATATGCTTGAATTCCAAAGCCAGAGGCAGTTCCAAAAGCAGCTACAGAAGCAGTTGCAGAAACACCTGTTAATCCCATTACATCTGCAGGTGCTAAAGTTCCTACGTTAAATGTTGCAGAAACTCCTGTTAATCCTACCACCATTGGAATAGGATCTATATCGCCAACACTTGCTGTTGCCGAAACTCCTGTTGGTGTAATTATTTCTACAGAACCAGTTGTTATAGAACCAACACTTGCTGTTGCCGAAACACCTGTTAATCCCATTACATCTGCTGGAGCTAAAGATCCAACACTAGATGTTATTGCTTGACCAGTTAATCCAACAATTTCTTGTATTGTTGTTACACTACCGACAGAAGAAGTGATACCTAATCCTTGAACTTGTTCAGGTATATCTAATTGACTTGGTACAGCAGATGTTATTGCTTGACCAGTTAATCCCATTACATCTGCTACTTCTAATGAGAATATACCCCAACCTTGACCTTGTCCCCATGAAGCATCATTCCAAGCATTTGCGGACACGTTTGATTGCATTGCATCAGGAGCTGTTATTTCTAAAGTTAATCCTGACTGACCCCAATTTTCGTCTCCCCAACCATCTTGTCCCCAACCGACTGCTATTTGTGCTGAAACAGAAACAGATCCAATAGATAATGATGCAGATACTCCTGATACTTTTACTACAGGATCAAAACTTTCACCCCAAGGTTCTTCACCCCATAAATCTCTACCCCAACCTTGTTGAGCAGATGCTACCGGTGTTCCAAGAGATGCAGTTATACTTAAACCGGTTAATTGAGTTACTTCATCATTAGCTTGACCCCATGATCCACCTGTATTCCAAGCGTCAACACCCCAACCTGATGTAAATGCTTCTGTTATTCCCCAAAGACCAGCACTCCAGTTTCCTGCTCCCCAAAAATCAGTAGTGGGTGTATTTGCTTGTCCACCCATTCCTGAGTGATATTGACAATAATAATATAAAGTTGGAGCAGAATCTGCTACTTCAATTTGTACATACGCTCCAGATTGCCCGGTTGTTCCGCTTGTTGTCACACCTGTGGTGTATTCACTACCACCAGAATGTGTGCCATTGCTTGTTGTTGAAAATTTAAAAGGGTGAGGACCCATGGAACTATCAGAGACATCAAATCTAAAAGTTCCTCCCTCAACTAATTCTAAGGTAGGTGTTTGAACTCCATCAATAAAATATTTATTGCCAGAGCCGGTAGATACTACCGTTACTGTGAAGGTTCTAGTAACGGACATCCGTCGTTACCCCCTTATGCTAATCTTATGATAGCGTTAGTAGCGTCTGCTGTTGGGAATTGAATTGTAAAAGTTCCGCTTGATACAGTTTTATCACCACCAAAAGCAATAACTGCGCATGCTTTGTTTGATTGTGATGAGTTATATATCAACGCACCGTTCGCTGTAAATGAAGCGTCTGTAAAACTAACATCTGAAAAATCACAAACAGCTGTTGTGCCATCTGTTGTTGGAGTTACACTTGTAAGTGTTGCACCACCAGAAGTATATGCAGTTCCTGATGAATTTGTAATTTCGTTTGATGATGAAAAAGCTGTTGTACCAGCACCTAAAGTTGCAGAACTTGTGTATAAAGCTATTTTAAAAGTGTTTCCAGTTGTAGCTGTAAAGTTGTGTGTGCCAACTAAAAGCTCTTGCTTAAAACTTGTACAAATTGCCGATGTTATTGCCATGTCCTATCTCCTATGGGTTCGCTGAGTTTATTGGTGTACGAACAGTGCCATCAGTGTAGTCATCTCTTCGTCTTCTACCAACTTGCT